CACATACTGACCACAGCTAACGAAACAGAACTAATAATACAACTATTTAAGTCCTTAATTATTAGATTATACCTACTTAAAGAACTCCCCAGTGATTAAATAATCTTCAAATTTACATCTATAATATAATCAGTCCCTTTCTAATCAGGCGGTCTAAACAGGCCTCATAAGCATCACCATATGTATCCCCAGATGATTCATCATATTTGGGACGCTTAAAATTAGGTTTTTTTTCAGCTTTATCTGTAAACATACATAAATGATCATTCTTATTAAACTTTGCATCACCTAATTTAAAGCCAGACGCCTCAAAAAACTGAAAACTTGAACTTTTGCACTCAACTGTTAATCCATCATTTTTTTCAATTAATAAAATATTAGATAAAAGATTACTGCCATAACCTTTAGATTGATTAGACGGATGAACACTCAAAAGATGAAGATGTGGAGCACCATCAGTACTATCATATTTATCAAAGACAAAGGCATTAGCTACTGGCCGATTATTGTTTAATAAGGTGTAGCTACACCCTATGTTTAAATCATATGCAAGCATGCACTCGACAAAAAGTACAAACACACTACCTTCACCGTAAACGTCCTGAAGAGGTATCGCTGAAAGTAATATCCTATCTTCAGTAAGTTCTCTTGGTATTTTACTACCTAACCTATCTACTAATATTTCTTGTTTCATGTCTAACTATACCCCTACTAAAATCATCATATAAGCTAAAACAATAGGTTAAAGAATAGTTTTTTAAAATGCTACAACATATCTTAATTAATTTTATACTTCCCTGCTGAACTTCCACCTTTCACGCTGACTTCAGCACTAGCTTGGATCTCATCAACAACCGCATTAGCAATTGCTTCCGCTAATACTGATGCTTGAGCATGCTCACCAGCGATAACAATACCGCCCTTCACCATCTCTGCTTCTATCTTACTTTTTAATCCTGACTTACTTAATGCCATATTATTTCCCTGCAAAAACGGTAGTGGAGCCATCGACATGTGGCTTACCAGTGAATGGACAAATACTCGCGCAGGTAATAACGCCAGTACCACCATTTAATTTAATGGTGTCTGCATCTTCAGTGTTATATTCTTGGCTTTAATGATCAGTGATTTTGCACTATCAAGATGCATGTCTTCTGCGCTTTGTATTTTAACTTCTTTGTTACTGCCTAAAAGCAGGTTATCCAACGAGGTAATGATCGCCTTTTCACCGAACGAGTATTTTCAACGCGCCCATGATTTCATTCACCTGGTTGCCGTCTATTTTATTAATGTCGTGCGTAGCGACTTTGGTGCTGCGTTCGTGGTAACTCTGTTCGCTGGTTTGAGCGTCTACAATCGATTTCTGACTGGTTTGTTTTATTTCACCGTCAGTCTGCAGATGCCAATCGCCATTACTGCCAACTAACTTACTGCGGTGTGATTGCTGCAGACTCACATCGGTAGAACGATGATCGGGTACCAAGGTATGCCAGGGTAATAGCGACGTAATAACCGGCAATGAATCTAGGCCATCAATATATTGAATCAAGCATTGCATACCAGGGACCGGTTCGACGAATAGACCATGTTCATGCCCCTGCCCTGACGCAATACTGACTTGCTCAAAGACCGGTACCGCTAAGGGTTTACCTGTCACTGCATCTAATAATTGAATATCAGCCGCTTTATAAGCGCGAAATGCACAACTTACGCTGGCGCCATTCAACGGCATATCATAAACTTTATCTATTCGAGCCAATTGCGGTAAGTGTTTACGCTGTCCTAATTCGGGAAAGTAACGTAATACTAAGCGGCGTATAGCGTTTTTGACCATCTGATAACCTGCTTATTTCCTGTTAATGTCACTTCAGTAAGATAACGGCCATTAAGTTTGAGTCCTGGACGTAATTTAGGAATGGCAATCAATTCACCGGTCGTCGCACTAATCGGTTTGATTGGGTGTTCTGAAAAATCAGTAATGACCGACTTGGCCCAGCCTGAATCATGCCAGCTGCCCACATAGATTTTGCCATCTGGGCGTTGCTGAAAAATGTAATCCGGTACCTGGTATATTTTCCCGAGCTGACGTAGTACCGATATGCCATCGCCTTGATGATAAAAACACGGCACCGGTTGATTGAGATAATCCGTATCGGGATAAATAAATTGAAGACCGGTCAATGATAACTGGTCCAATACATCTTTCATTGTCGCAAAACGTATGGCCATGTTAGCCGGCAATGACAACGCGCCAAGTAATTCACGGCAAGTCAGGTACCAACGACCGGATGATTGATATTTAGATTCAATGACCCCCATAAAATAAGGCTGCAGTTTGTCAACCCGATAACCTAGGTGTAATTCCACGATACCTTTTGGCTCTTGCTCACTGGTGATAATAAAGCTCGCGCGGCCAGGACTAAACAAATCAAGTTGCACACTGTTGGTAATGATATTAACCACGGGTTTACCGCCAATAGTTAAGACGGTCGTGAGTCGTGCTGAATCCGGCTTATCCATATGTTAGGGACCCTCGATTTTATCAAATTGCTGTTGTAGTGAATTATGACCATCACTGCTTTGCGGAGTTGTATTGTTACTAGCTTCACTATCAAGCTGCAGCTGTTCGCGTTCTGACTTACTCATGACTTCAAGTAAATTGAAACTTACGCTCCATGCTTTTACTTCGTCATCTTCGGTTGCACTCATTTCGCCATCAAATTTGGCTTTACGTACTTTGAATGATTCGGCCACATCGCAATTCACCGTGCGGATAACTCTGGCGCCGTTCGCATCAATTTCTTTGGCTTTAGAGATTAATCTGGCTAAGTCTGATTTTTCGTTAAAGGGGATTTTGGTGGTGACAGATAAGAGGGCCGCTTTAACCCCGTTATCCGATGACATAGACAGCGAACCGTAACCACTTAAGTCTTCGCCGGCTAATTTAAAACTGCATTTTATCTTGGTTTCATAACCCGGTACTTGCCAACCATCGAGCGCTATCATAAAAACACATCCTTAATCGATTGAAGTTCATCAGTGCTACCCACGAACGCACAAAAAGCCCAATACGCTTTATCATCACCAATGCCTTGCAGTTTGTCCGCTAATCCCTTGCTTGTATTGGCGCTGATGTTGATGCAATTTAAGCCGGTGTTAATGGGGCTAAATACCGCCTTCGCTAAGCGAGCATCACGTTTACGCTTTAGCTGCTGACATTCGGTCATCGCGCTATCAATATCACTAACCAAACTCTGACCTTGGTCATTCACCAGCGCCAATGATGTCGCATGGTATTGCCGCTTAAGCGCAGGAACATACCGCTTATCATTGAATACAGTCCACTCTACTGATTCTTCGGTCCCTTTCGAACGAGTGACTTTATCTGACTCTAACGTTGCTAAACTCGTTGCATAACGACCGCATTCAACGAAGCCGGTTAACGGACAATAGTCATTAATCGGCGCTAATTGCTTGGCTAAGTCGTTTGGCGTATCACTGCTCACCCACAAGACCAGGGCATTAAAATCCGTTGGTCTGAACCGGCGACTTTCATCTTTGATAGCGTTTGCCAATAAGGCCGCGCCCTGGGCCGTTGTGCAAAGGGTCGCGGTTTGATGGGAAGCGAGACTAATGCTATGCATTAATAGCTGGTTTCTGCGGCCAAACGACATCTTCAGGATTTTTAAAGTTCTGAGGAATATCTCTTAACGTTTGGCGGTAGGCTCGAAATGGTGCAACATCCAATGACAGGTCTAGAGCTTGATTCACTAATCTATCCGCTCCAGACAATAAGCGATCACGTTTTTCTATCACCAGAAGCCAATTTTCATCAACTAATCCACGACGTGTAATAACTAGTTTCATATTCATACCTCAAACTTTCTGATTAGTTCTGTTTTAGGGTTATATAAATTCCCATGTTTTTTTGATTTCGGAAAATGTCCGACAGTAATAATGGGAAGCGCTAAATAAAAGATATCGCCGACCTTCGCATTATTAAAATTAATATCGATATGCGTATAAGAACCTGGGTTATCCGTTGAATGATGGTCTACAATTTGCTGCCACTCATTATCAGCGGCCCCTCGCCAGCGCATATCTCCCACCGACTTGATATAAGCCATAAATGTCGCGCTAGGGCTTCTTTTCACATGCTGTTCAGGTATATAAAAGTCAGCTCCCGCTGATTCCATGAACGAAGTATCTAACACGGTTAATTTTAAAATATTAAAATTGCTGGAAAAATGAAGAGCTGATCCAATCCCCATAAAGGTTAATAACTCTTTTACTTCTGCTTTTCTACTAGTAGGGTCAGAGCCGCTGATAACAGGGATAACTTCAGATTTAAAGCAATCATTACTCCCACCACCAACCCCCATTCTTACTGGGTAAGTGTTCTCAGAACCAAGTGCATTGGCTGTAAGGGTATGAACATCTAAAAAGTCAGAATTATAGTTAAGTGCGACAAAACCTAAATTAGATATCAACTCATTATTGAGCCCTTCAAATTTTTGCTGTGCAGACGTAACTTTCTTATCAATTTCTTGTACCTTTCCATCAACAACCCCTGTGAGTTTATTGCTGGCTTTCACGAGTTCTGCAATGCTTTGTTCTATTGCCATCTTGTGTTCCTTTTACTGATTATGAAGCTGATGTAATTTGTTTTACTTGTCGGTACATCGTACTGACCTGTGCCGTTGTCATATTGACGATAGCGGTTTGCACCTCGTCATCTTTTTGCTGACGTTGTGTTATCATTTCCGCTTGTTGTTCCTGCTGTGCTTGCCCTGCTTGTTCTAATTTTCCAATGTGTACTTGCTGCAGCTCGATAGTATTTCGTAAGCCGGTGACAACATCTTTTAAGCCTAAATAGCGCGTCATGTTGTCAATTTGAGTACTTGCGTTGGCGACAATGGCCAGCGTCATGCTATCGAGCCTTGGGCTGTAATCAAACATCCAGCTACTGGCTTTTATATCGATACGGGCCAGTGCTTTGGCGGCGGCGAACTTCAATACAAAACTGCGGTTGTGGACGTTATTCACACCCTGACGTTTGCGCTGCAGTGGTAAATAATCCAGTGCTAACAAAATGCCACTGCTGGTGACTAAGCCAATCCAGTTGTAATCAAAGTCACCAACGTCCTGGTCCATCACTGTCGCCCAAGCAACCGTATGTTCATCAATGAAACCGTCAATCAGTTCATCCGTTTGATAGACAATCTGAGTTTGTGGTGGGATGGCCATATTAGGGTCACGCGCGGCGTTATCACTTAAGTTCGGTACATTGGCCAACACCAGCGTTGATACATTCAGCCCCGTGTTATTAAGTGCACAGCTGGTAATGTGCTGCTTGCCAGCATTAGTAAGAATGCCGGTTACTTGTTGTTTTGAAATCGGCTCTGACATAGAAACTTACTCCTTTGCAGTACTAATGCTGCTTTCTTTACTCAAAAATCCATACAGTGGCGGCAGTGTCAGCGGGTGTTCAACTGACATGTTTAGTGGCAACAATGGCACGTTTTGCACATTGTATTGCGCCCCTAAAAAACCACTCATGGGGTTAAATTCAATATCACTGCCTTGCGTCAATGTTAAGCTTAAAGGCACATGGACACTGTCCCATTGCACATCAAGAAAGCCAGGTGCTAATCCAACATCGACCACACTGTGCACGGTGAATTCGTAACGTCTGCAGGTACGTCCATAAAGCTGAATTAACTCAGGCATTAGATCGCCATATTTCGATACCGTATGACTGCTAAAATCAATAGCAATAATGTCCCAATCTCGGTTATCAATACGCTCACTGACTTTGATTACATCGATACCAAGGCGATTAAAGATGGCTTCAATCGTCGCTATTTCGCCTGCATCAATCGTATTAACAAGCGCATGCTGGACCCGTTTTCTAAAAAAGTCTGCTGGTTCAGATGGCAACCTTTCAGTTAAACGTTCCCAGGCTAATAAGCCTAAAAAGGGTTCTTCACTTTGCTGCTCATCTTTTTGTGCCACAGCCCACATCACCCAGTCTTTGGTATTGTGCCAATATTGCTGCGCGGCTTTCATTAACTGCTCAGCATGGCCCTTGTTTAACCAAGTCGCGATTTCGGGCTGTGCTTGTTGTAGTGGCTGCTTATCCATGTTGCACAACCAACTGCGTGAGTTTGGGTAACCACAAGCCCGTTTTAATATCACCACAATCAAAATCGATACTGCGCAGTGCAGGAAATTGATTATGTAACTGCGCTTGTAACAAGCTCATGCTAAATAATGAATTCGGGCGCGTTCGCGTTGGTTGATACGCATCGTTTAACCGAAACGCCGCTTGGATAAAGGTCTTTATATCCGCTTTAATATCAGCGCTATTGGCATGTAG